CATATAGGATGGAGAATACTTTCCTCGGAGAGCATTATCCTTCTGTCTCCAAGTGGTGAAATCTACCCTGCCAAACTCCAAGTCTGCATCATTTGACACACGATCCAAGTCGTTTTTGTATGCCTTGTATGCTGCACTTCTCTGATTCACATCTTCATAGTCAGCTTCCAGAGACTTCTTGAATGCCATCTGGGCATCACGCTCCAATCCGTGTTTAGCCATCATATAGACTCGCACGTTGTCGTAGCTATCGCCCAGCACCTTCTTCATCTGATGATAAGCCTTTCTGAGTGGCTGCAGAAACTCGTTGTTGTACTCCTCAAACTCGTTCTTTCCCTTGCCGTGACTGCGATTCTCAGCAGTATAGGCATCCTCAGCCATATTCAGGCGGTCAACACCCACCTCCTTCATAATAGCTTCCTGAGCCTTGCGGATAGCCAGCATACTATCTTGGAATGCGATACGTTTGAGCACAGAACCACGCTGCAACTCTCGGTTGAACTCACCAAGGGCAGTATCATCACTCAGAAGATGCTGCTCGTAGGTTGGAGCAGTCTTCCACAGAGCCATCTGCTTGCGGTACTCGTCCACTCTCCTCAGGAAGTCAACGGCACTCTCGCCAGCGTTGCGTTGTGGGATGGTTGGTCGCTGGGCATCCTTAGGCAGATTATTATCCTTCTTCCACTGGTTCAAGTCGTGTTCAAACTTGTCATAGCGCAAGGAGAACTTGGTATTCCCCACGATATTGGCATTGTTCTCGTCAAAGATAACATAATTGTAATCACCTTCCTTTGCACCGCCATGAATCATGCCAGCAGGGTACTTGATACCGACAAAACCATTATCAGAAAGAATCTGACTAGCGGCATTATCACCTACATAAGTACTCAACTTTCTATAAAGTTCCTCACCAAGGTCAGCATCCTTAATATCTCTAACTAGGTCATTGTACCAGATGGTAGCGAGTACATCATCAGGAGTAGCATCCTTCAAATACTCGTTTAAAGCAAGTACATCATCATCTGCCACATAATTCTCAATCACATCCTTAATATCTGATTTCAGTTTCTCAACTCTTCCAGCCACATCTGTTGTGTTAACATAAGTCTTCAATGTATGAGCAATGAAATCATTAAGAGGAGTAGCCTTGAAATCATTGAAACCTTGATTATCTGATACTACCTTATAGGCATCTTCTGCCACCTTCTGCTTATCCAAGGAATCAGGAATCGTTCCTTCCCAATCCAGATAGTTGCTACCATTATCATCAGGAATATCCACATCGTAACGGTTCGCATTTCCCTGAGTCAGATAGTCTTCATCAAGGGAATCAATCCACTTCAAACCTTCCTTATACTCTGCAAGTCTATTCTTCAAGTTCTGCTCATATTCTGTTCCCTTCTCTCTATCCTTCAAGTTTTCAAGGGTACGCTGAATATCGTTGGCATCAGCACCGACACGTTTCTTGGCAAACTCCTTGGCACTTGCCACACTACCTCCAGTAGCCACATCGTTCACCATTTCACCAAAGACTCTTCTCTTGAAAATATCGCCCTTCACCCCATCAGGGTAGCGCATATTTTTATAGAGGTCTTCCATCTTTCTATTCTTTGCTCTCTGGGCATACTCACGTCCAATCTTGCTAGAGTTGGTAACATACACACCATGCCCGAAGCTCTCACTTCCCTCGCCTTCCAAGGCATGAGATAAATCGAACTTATCAAAGCTAGCACCAGTACCATGATAGGTACGGATGCTAAACTTCGGGTCAGAGCCAGTAAGAAGAGGAGCAATAACATGTTCCGTCAACTGGGTAGGGATTCCGTTGCCGATGATGGTATGGCTCAGGTTCTCAGAGAATGGCATCTTGTAATCATCGCTCACACCTGATACTCTTGCGAGCACTCTACCCATGGCACGATATACCTTACCATCCGGCATCACAATCACATCTCCGCTCTTCGTTCGGAGCGTTGGCAGCAGTTCATCAGCGAAAGCGTGAGGGATCTTTCCGTCAGCATAGGCACTACCCATCACATATAATGGCTTGTCTATGTTTCTCCAGTCAATGCCATCTGCCTTCAAGCGAATATCCATCCAGTTAGCCACACCATTCTTCTTCTCGGTCAGGGTCGGGATAATATCAGCCACAGCTTCATACCATCCACTCTTTCGTGCCATCTTCTTTGGCTTGGCAGGAAGTTTGCCATCACGAACCGCACGGACAATCAATCTCTCTCGGTTGGTGTAGCCTCCATAGTCAGCTGCATTATAGACATCTGCATCCCAAGTGTAGCCGTTGGCATCAAGCGCATCCGTGATAATCTTCATCGCATCTGAATCCTTGTAGCCCTTCACATTCTCAATGGTTACCACCTTTGGCTTTATGGAATTGATAAACTCTGCAGTACTTGCAGCAGTCTCCTTGTCAAGTTCCACCTCAGCGTGGTTACTCTTCGCCTGAGAGTAGTTCTTGCAGACTGGGCTGGCATGGAAATACTCTACCTCGCCATCTATCAGCTTCACCAATTCCTTTGGATCAACGTCACGGACATCAGCAGTAACGATGTGCTGCCCGAAGTTGTTGCGATATACACCGCTTATCTTCTCATCATACTCAACTGCCAAAACTGGGTCGATGATACCCTTCAAGCCTTCCTCAACAAGACCGCCACCGCTAAAGTAGGTTCCAGCCTTTATGAGAGAGCCATCCTTCAGGGAGAACTTAGGTTCCTCGCCAGCAATCTCAGCCTTGCGGTTCTCGCCCAGAGCCTGAGCAATATGAATCATCTTCTTGTTAGCCATCTTCCAGCCGCTCGGCATATCATCAATGGCAGTCTTGATAGCATCATCCACCTCATCAGGAGTGTTCAGACTCTTCAAGTCATCAGCCATATCAGCCGCCCCACTCTCCTTTCCGTCAGCCATATCACGTAGAGAGAAGGACACATCGCCCACGCCCAAGAAAATCTGGTCTTTGCGAGCAACGTCCTCAGTAGATTCAGCGAGAGTCTTTCTTCTTTCCTCAGGAGTCATATTCATTCTTTCCTGCACATTTCTTGCTTCCACCTCGCCAGCAAGAGACTTGTAGCTGTTGTAATCATCATTCGCCTGATAAGCATTATAAAGACCTCTGTTCTTCTCAACAATAGCCTTAGCTTCATCTTCCTTGCCTTCCGCACGCAACTGGCGAATCTGCTTAGTGACCTCTGCTAATCTCTTCTTAATCTCACCTCTAACCAATCTAGGGCTACCTCCTCTATCAAAGCCCTCAATAGACTGGATTGCATGCTGAATCTCGTGATTCAATATACTATTCATATATTTCAGCTCGTCAGCATGGATGGTAATGGTGTTTGTCTTGGCATTATATTCGCCATTTGAAGGCATATCGTTCATAATGGCATCCGTTTCAATACGTACATCCTTCAAATGAGGATAAGCCTTGAATAGTTCAGGAGCATCAATCACATCAGAAAGCTTGCCACCATTCCATAGCATATCATCCTCATAACGCTTAACAATATGTCCACCGCCTACATCCATCGTGTCCTTGATCTTGGCATTCGGCATTTCGTATCTCCACTTGCCATCAGCACCAAGTTCCCAGCCAGTAGCCATCTTGATTGCCTTGGCATCCTTCTTTTCCTCTTCCATCTTGCGAGCCACAGAGAGATTATCCATACGGAAGGTACGCTCCTCTGCCTTGTCAGCAGCAGCCGCACCACGCTCGCCAGCGAGAGAGAAACGAATATCACTCTTGCGAGAATTGAAACGCTTTGAAGGAGGAATCACATTGCCCTTATTATCATAAGTAATGAGGTCATTCAGCTTACGATTATTCTTGGCATTCTTATATCTGTATTCCTTACCATCATCAAAGCCGAACTCGTTAACATCATTGCCATCCCACCATAATTGATTTGCAGGAACTTCATCTTCAATGATACGATATTTTCCATCCAACCTGTTATCACCGTGCATTTCAGCATACTTCTTTGAAGGAGTAACCCAGTCACCATTACGCAACTTGCCTTCCTTTACAGAAGTAGGAACTGCACGATAAACCTTAACCTTAACATCTTTCTCGCCATTCTTAATGGCATCAAGTGCATTCTTTATAACATGAGCAGACTCCAATCCATAAGCAGTATTGTTCATATACGCTCTTGGATTGTCGAAATAATCATCAGGCTGCAAGTTATAACCTAATGCAATATCTTCCAAGTTTACATCAGGAGAGTTTTCTATGTCGGCTCTTCTTGCCTCATCAGACTCATATTGAGGATTTGATGGAGCAGCCCACGCTCCCTGACCTTGGTAATCGCTATCAACGTCACCGTAACCATTACGTCTGGCTGATTCATCAAGCATTTCCCTTGCCGTTGATTCATCATTATTAGCAATAGCATCCATATAACGCTTATCAAGTTCATCAGTTGGAATCAGAGAGAGTTCATCCAGATGTTTCTGTCTCTTCTCTTCCTCTTCCTGCGCTCTTTTTCTTGCAGCTTCCATAGCATTGCGCTCTGCTTCAACCTGCTTTCTTCGTTCCTCAATCATAGCGTCAAGGTCACCGAAGTTCTCTTTCAAGGCTTCATTTATAGGTTTGGTGTACTTAATAATATCCTTAAATGAGGAAATCTTGTCTTTATTTGCCTGCAATAAATATCGTTTGATGTTTGCTCTGGCACGTGCAGCCTCAGCAGTAGAACCTCGTTCAACTGCATTCGCATACATAGCAACATCATCCTCATTTACCCCAAACTTTTCAGCAACACTTTTGATTTTTTCATCCTTCAACGAAAACTTTTCGCCATTTTCCTTGGCAGTTTCAGAAGAATTGTCTATCTTTGCAGCAGAACCTTCGGTTTGGGAGAGAGCGGTGTCACCTTCCAACGAAGTAGCGGCAGTGTCTGTCCTCTTGTCGCTTGCCGAAGTTTCCTTTTTAAATGCAGTCAACAACCAAGATTTTCTTTCTCCATCCCAAGTAAGACGAACACCAGCCTTATGGGTTTCACTTTCCAAGTTTACACGATTCTTACTGCTTGAAACTACACGCATATCATTCAGAATCTCCTGCAAATTATCAAGAACCTCAGGATGATACTTCACAAGTTTAGAAAGACCATAGCCATCACTATGTCCAGTTCCTTCTTTGCCCCAAACCAAATCAATATCACCAATATCCTTGTGATGAAGAGCACCGACAGCTTCTCCACCACGAACCTTCTTCAAGAACTCGATTGCAGCCTTGGCATTGCCACGGAACTGATTGTATATATTTCCGAAAGCACCAATACCAACTGGCTTTATATCCTTCAACGAGAACTTTACTTTAGCATAGTCTGCAAATGGCTTTAGCTTACGGTTGCTCGTATCAAGCCACTTGTCGAACTCATCCTTACTTGCTCCAGTAATATTTCCAAGACCTTGCCAACCATCGCTATAGTTGGCGAGATAAGCCTTTTTGGCATCATCCATGGAGTCATAGCCATACATTACCTTATGCTCATCAAACGAGCCATCAGGATTCACTTGATCAACGACAAACACATCACCATTCCAATTATCAAGGTCTGCTTTGTCATTGATAAACATATCCAAATGGTCACCATCCTTGCCAAACTTGCCACGGATATAGCCATAGGTATCGTGCATGGTAACTTTCCATTCTTTACCATCGGCATCCTTGCCTGAGCGAGTTGAACCCTTTGGATTTTCTATAGTGTAATCGTAGCCACCGAACTTGATGTGTCCCTTCTTATAGTTACCACTCTCCTTCTGTGCATCAGATGGGTTGGTTTCTGTTTCCTCAATAGCAGACTTCAAACGGAGAGAGAACTTGGTATGACTTGTAATCTTCATATCCTCTGGCTTAAAGATAACATAGTTGGTATCGCCCTTTTTAGCACCACCGAAGTTACGTCCAGCCTTGTACTTAATACCAGTAAAACCAACAGAAGATAGGAACTTGCTTATACCTTTAGTTCTTTCAGGCAAATCATACTCTGTTCCAGTTAACCCAATATACAGAGTACTATTGTAAACATTTTCGCCAGTTCTCTCTAAAGACTGACCTTTGCTTTCTAACGTCTTAATACCTACACCAAGATGCTCCAACCCTTCACGAATGGCATCCTGCTGATTTTTACTCAAAGGCTTATCCCAATCCAGATAGTTGCTGCCATTATCCTCAGGAATATCCACCTCATAGAGATTATGATATGGCTCAGCCAACTTCTTCATTTCATTGTAGAAGTCAATCTTTTCCTGCTCTGTGAACTTGTCATTCATGGCTATTTGCTTATCACCATGTAGGAATGATTCTAGAGTAGGATATTTCTTGGCGAACCTTGTACCATTAGAACGCTGAATGCGAAAATATGCCCTAGAAGGATCATTGTCCATCAGAGTAGCATAATTCTTTCCTATCTTCTTGGAAGATGTAACATATCCACCCCAACCGAATACTTGGGAGCCAGCACCCTCGCCCATGTGGTCGAAGTCAAACTCTGTGAAGTCAGCACCGCTACCATGATATACCTTCAACGAGAACTTAGGAGCATCAGCTATCTCCTGATTGATGCTGTTCACAACAGCATCAGTAACAATATCGCCATCCTGAATCTGCTGAGGTTCACGACCAGCCTTGCTTACCAAGTCTGCTTGCTCTGCTCTGGTCAAGATACGGTTCACCTTCATCGCACCAGTAATCACCCAAGGGTCTGTCTCTGGGTTCGGGTTGGTACGATACATATAATAGCCATCAGTAGGCAGATGTTTCAAGCCAGCGAGTGAGTGCTGATACTTGCCGGATGGATTGATACCCTCTTGTCGGGCTTCCTCCTGATAATCAACATCAGCAGCATACTCCACCTCAGCGAAGACGAAGTTCTTAGGGAAGAGAGTCTTGTTGCCATCAGCATCCTTGCGGTTGAACTGGATAGCGTAAGGCACTACACCAAGATGCCAGCCTGGTCTATAGGCTAGCTTACCGCTACCGCCTTGTGTTCCCTTGCCACCCTGCTTAACCTGAGGTCTGCCAGTCTTGCTTTCTCCTGCAATAGGAGCAGCATCAGCATCGAGCCATACACCCACTGGAGTAGCAGCACCATCAGGGTTCGCTACCATAGGTGGATAGAGTTTGCCATCCTTCAAGACGAATACCTTGTAGCCGACACCCTTCTTCTTAGGTTCAGGTTTCTGACGGAGAGAGAATAAAACATCTTCGCCAGTTTCAGAGTTTGTCACCTCACCATTGGCAGTCTTCACGTAGGCTTGTTCGATAGAGCGAATGATGTTCTTGGTTACATCGCTATACTCAGTACCAAAGAACGCCAACTTAATCTTCTGCAATATCTCATGGATAGCAGCGAGCAGAGGATGAGACATCTTCATAGCAAGAGTGTGAGCCAAGTTGAGGTCACGAATCATTTCACCTACCGCATCAGCCACCACTTCCTCAGCATAGTAATCTCTGGCACGTCCAGAGAATCCGGCATCGGAATATCTCTTCATCGTCTCGTCTATCGCCTTGTCGAAGGCATCAGAGCCAGAGGTATCAAGTACAAGCTGAGTCAACTCATTGTATGCAGCAGGGTTCAGGTTCTTGATTTGGTGGGTCATTTCGTGACCGAAGATAAACTGAGCACCTTCCGTGATAGAAGAGTCAAGAGTGATGAAGATGGTACGATGAATGTTGCCATCGGCATCCTTGGTCTCCTGAATCCAGCCGTTGCCCAACTTGTCTGAGTACTGCCATTGAATGTTAGCACCCATCATCTTAGCCAGTCTCTCGAAAGCCTTGCGTGTCTTCTCGCCAACGATGTTGTCAACGACCTTCATATCATCCACCTTATTCTTCTCTACATCAGCAGCACGCTCGGCAGTTGTCTGTTGCTTGCCATTCTCCTTTGCAGAGAAAGGAAGGTCAGTCTGGTCACGCTGAGCACCAAGCGGATTCTCATCCGTTGCATCCTCAGGAACCTCAGGAGCATTTATATTCTCATTTATCTTCTCATTCTCCTCTGCATTCTCCTCAGCCTTCTTCTCTTCCTCTTCCTGCTCAGCCTTCTGCTCCTCAGCGAATGCAGCGTTGTCAGCCGCCTTCTTCTGCTCTTCAAGAATGTTCTCAGCCTGAGCGATACGGAGATTCTCAATATAGTTTCTAGCTTCCGAAGCCTTGAAACCGCTATTGAGCACACCAATAAGGGCATTGCGAATATCCTGAGTGTCGAGTGAATCAAGGTTGGATGGACGATTCTCCCACAGACTATGTACGAGATCATCAATGGTAGTTCCCTTGCCATCAGCAGCGAGGATCTGA